ATCAAGACCATGGATTGCTTTTAAGTCTTGTGCGAGTTCTAATGAATACTCAGCCTTCAGAGCACGTGATTGAGCAGTTACAGTAACTTTTTCAATCGTGAATGCCATTTGTGCAAACGCTGTATTGGAATCAGAACCCAAGAATTCAGCAGTAGCTGTTGGGATAGCGATACCAGAAGTTGTGTTAGCACCAACTTGGTTTTGAAACGCTGTTGAAGAATCGGTTGCAGCAGTACCTGTGAAACCGTATGGGTTGTTTTGTGAACCAACACCAGAGAAAGCTGTATTGGCTTCGTTGTAGAAAGCCTCACCACCAGTTTGGTTAACGTAACGAGCACGCATTGCAAAAATCAAACCTGTAGGACCTGTCATTGGTTGAACACCAGCAACGTCATAAGCGATTAGATTAGGCAAAGCACGGCGAACTAAAGAGATCAAGATTGGATCAAAGTTAGAAACACCACCTGCTACGTTTGTCGGACCACCAGCAGTAGCTTCGTTCAAGGCCATACGGTCTTGACTCATAGCTTGTTGTTGATTTTCCAAAACAAGAGCTGTAACAGCTTTCTTGTATGGGTCTTTGATGGACTCAAGTTCAGGATGATTCAGAACTGGATCCCATTTTCTTTGTAATTCTTCTGTTAAATACATTTTTTATTCCTTTTTTTATGTATTGATAATGGTTTATTTAACCACGGTTTGTGAAATTGCTTTTGAGTATTGTTCCATCATTGGGTCGGCAGATTTAATAACTTTCTTTTCTTCCTCAATTTGGACTTCATCATCCAAGGCAGAATTGTTTGCAACTTTAACTTCAGCTTTAAAATATGATTCTTTTAAAGTTTCTAGTTTGGTTTCAAATTCTTCCTCAGTAGTAAATTCTACACCCTCTGCGAGTGATTTCAATTTTTCTACTTGAGTCTGCGATAGGCCTTCACACGCTGTGTAGATAGCCTCAATTTTTTTCTGTTCGTTTAGTGATTTGCTTAGTTCAACACCTTTATTGATCTGCTCATTCAAAGAAGCTTCAAGTTCTTCTACTTTAGAGGTCAATTCTTCAACAACATCTACCTTGTCGGTAGGAATGTCGATGTAATGTTCTACAAACAAGTTACGCAATCCACCAATAAAATCTTCTACGATTTCAGCACGGAGGCCTTTTTCGATAGCGATTTCATTTTCTTTCATCCATTCTTCAACCATGTAGTTGAGATAGTCATCAACTTTGGCAGCCAAATCTTCTTTGATTTCTTCTACAGCAGCATCGAACTGTTCATGCAAAGCAATTTCAGCTTCAGCAATAACTTCTTCAGCACGAGCAACTACAGCAGCTTCAAAAATCGTAGCGGCTTTAACAACAAATTCTTCTGAAAGATTTTCACCGGATAACAATGCATCCATATCTTCTTTCATTTTTTCTTTGTTGATCATTTTTTTGATAAGTTTTTTATCTTCTTTTTCATCTTCATGGCCCATTTCTTCTTTTTCTTCGGCAACTACTTCTTCATCAGAAGTTGTTTCTTCACCGTAAGATTGAAAAGTAGCACCAGGATTTGCTTTAAATCTTTGTTTAGCCAAGGCAGAAGGATTACGAGCAGCACGGCTCTTATAATCTTCGTCACCAATTTCACACTCATCAGATTCTTCGTTGTCAATTAAATCTTGACGACCTTGAGCTTGAGCATTGAATTGTTTATCTAAGCGCTTGATTGGCTCAGAACCAACAGGAGGTGTTGCTCCTGGAGGAGTAGCAGTTGGTGCACCTTTGGTTGCATCAGGACCAGGACTATTGGTTCTAGTAACTCTTGTTCCGATATCACCAGCATCTTGTGTACCATAAGCTACGTTGCCTTGAAGTGTGCTATTACCTACACCAGTTTGTCCGCCACCACGTTTAGCTGCAACATTGGCAGTAAGAACTTCCTTAGCGGCTTCCGACAGATTAAATTTTCCCATTTTGAAAATCTCCTTGATTTATTGGATATATTTATATTTAAAGTTTTTTCATGAAGTTTTCAAAAATGCGTAGACTTACTTCTTCAATTTCTCGCTTACTGGCATGACGAATTTCCGCCACCGCTTGTGAGTAATCTACTTCGGTCCAAACACCATTGACTAACATCCACTCTTTGCCTTCCATGATACCTTGCACAAAAGCGCCTGGTGCGGAAGGGTCTGCTACAATATCTGCCGCTGTGGCTAGATAAAAATCGGGCTGAACAATATTAACACCGTTAACATTTTTCAATGATCCCATGCCCCTTGAAGATACTCCTAATTGCTCTCCACCTTCAATAAGGCTTCTGGCAATATTACCCATAGGTGTATCTAAAATCTTTGCTTTACCAATCCATTGATTTCCATCTTCTCTCAAAGATGTGATTATATGGGAAACACGGTCCAAGTTAATGGTTGGTGTTTCTGGATGGCCCAATTCACCAAAAGCACGTTGCTTATTGATGTAATCTTCTGTGTAACGATGAACTTCTTTTTTCATCGTTGCAAATTCGTATAAACGTCCGTTACGGTTTTTAGTTTCGGCAACCAAAAATGGCCCCTCGATGTGTAAAGATTTCTTACCATCTTTATCTTCAACCAAATAACTTACTGTTTCGTTAATTTCTTTAATGAGTTTCATTATAGTCCCATTGCCGTTCTTTTTCGTAAAGACATTCTTCTTTTTCTTAATGACTGCCTTAATTTGGCACGCCTTTTAAACTTCGACCTTCTGGCACCCATCTTGCGGTGCCTGCGTTCCATTGGAGTCATCCGTGTCAATCTACCACCACGCATTACATAACCTTTAACTGCCGATTTTTTAATTCTTCTTTGGACTTTACCTTTACGAATCCGAACTCGAATCATTTTGGTTCGACCCATCCGTAAAATATTGCCTTCAGATAATTCTTCTACAACAAAATCAACTTCTACACCACAACCTTCATATACTTCAGCTGCCAAACGCAACTTTAATTGGTTAATCTTTTCATTAACCAATTCTTTAATTCTTGTATCCAACTCATTCTTAGCTTCTACAAGGTTATTAGATAGAAGTTTAGAAACAAACCCACTCATTATGTGTTTAAATTACCATAAGGAGGATAGTTAAATGCTGCTGGATCATTCAATTGGCCACCATTGAAATACTGTCCATTCTTATGTAGTTCAATAATTACTGTATATACAGCATTCGGTGTTGTACCAACTGATTTAATTGTCAAATTACCTGTAGGTCCAACAGCGTTGTTTCCTATTACAGGAAATTGATATGATGGATTGGTATCGGTTGTACCAACACCAAAAGCAAACATTGGTGCTGATGAAGTTGTACCTTGCCACTTAATTTGTAGATGTCCAACTTCAGCATCAACCGTAGCCAAAACACGAGCAACAGTAAAAGCGGAATTAGCAAATCCTGGAGCCGTTGTATTACCAGCTTGATAAAAAGCACCGTTAGCATTTAAACAATTAGATAATGTTCTAGGATCAATAATAACGGTTTCATTTTCATCAGAATCAATAATACCAATACGCTTAATGACTGTGCGTTTTTGAGTATCGATTATCGTTTGTATTGTATTTGCAATAGCCATTTTTTATCCTATTATTATTCTTCCGTTGCCGATGACGTTGGAGATGTTGAACCCCATTGCATCGCAGTATAAGGTACTGTTACATATTTATTAATCTTATCCACATAGTATAATGCCACTCGTTGGCCATTAGGAAATTGCCTAATCGACTTACGTTTCATAATCAAAACGCTTGGAGGATCCATTTGTTTTTCTTGATGATGGCTTTCGGCCATAAACTGTTTAAGAGTTTTCAACTGGCGGATCCTCGTCCTCTATTTGTACTTCTTGTGGTTCAATTAATCTTTGAGCCACTTGTTGTTTCTGTGCTTCAATATGTGCTGTCACTTTATCATGAATGGAAGCATATAACGCATCTTTGAAACCAATTGCATTTTCATCTTGTGCGTAATCTATAATATTTCTAGTTGTATCTGTCATTTTTTATTCTCCAATCAAATATTTATAATATTCTTTTTAATCTAGTGATGGTTGTTTCTTCTTTTTGCTGGCTAGCTTGTTTATCCTGTAACTCTAAAGCGTGTTTCATATCCAACGGATTACCTGGCTGTTGTGGAACATTAGCCATCATCTGTTGTTGTGCCACATCATTCATAACACCTACAGGTAAACCTAAACCAGCTTCTTTCTCGTCAGCAATTTCACCTTCCATGGCTTTAATTTCATCATCGGATAAACGTAATACGTTTCTCTGAATCCATGATTGTGAAAAATAACGACCAGTATAAGGATCAACCGATTGCAATAAAGTCAAACGATTGGTCATTAATTCTGCTTCTTTTAATTCACTAAAATTATTATCTCTAATAAAATCGTAATGAATATTTTCTTTGAATTCATCCCATTCTTCATTGGTACAAATACCTTTGAGAACACATTGAATCCGCATTGCTTGGTCGAACATATCGGAAAACTTATTACGCAACCGATCTACAAACTTAGCAAACTTTAATTCGTCACGGGTAATCTCATTGGAACGACCAAGAGAAAAACCAGAAGTTTCAGGATTTAACCTTGAAACTGGAACATTAAGAGCCTTATATAGTTTCTTTTCAAAGTATTTAACATCTTCCAACTCACCTAGGTTCTGACCACCTGGTAGTGTAGTAATTTCTGTACCTTTTCCACCTTCACGGCGAGGTAACCAGAAATCTTCCAACATGGAAAGATGTTTACGGTCATCACGAACTTCACCGGTCGATGCATCATAGACTAGTTTGTTTTTATACTTAACCATAATATCACGAAGATATTGTTCCGCTTTTAATTTAGGTAAGTTACCCACATCAATATAGAAAATACGCCGCTCGGGAGCACGACTGATACGATAAATGACAGTAGCATCTTCAATCATCCTTAATTGGTTTAAAGGTTTAATTGCTTTATGTAGATACGACAACACCATTGCTCTGCGAGAATCCATTAGGCCAGATACTACGGAAATAATAGAATCTACCGTAATACGAACACCTACTGGACCAAAATTTTGTGAAGAACCTGTGGTAACTTTGTCATTAAAAATGTAATATTCATTTATTAAATCCATCATTTCAACGCCAGTTCTTTCATCTTTCTGCTTCTTGACCTCACGAATTTTTCTTAATTTCCGTGGATCAATATATCTTAATTCTTTGATGCCTTCCATCGGCTTTGTACGGTCGATAATGATGTGGTAAAACATTCTACCATCAACATAATATCTACGGAAGATATCTTGAGCCATGTTGTTATAATTCAACAACCTTAGAACAGTATTGAATTCCGCTCTAATGGCATTTTTAATTTTATCTGGTTGCTTTAAATCATCCAGAATTATTTTAATAATCTTACCATCGTCATCTTGACAAATGGCTTCACCGATAATATCATCAATTGCTGACTCAATTTCTGGTTGCATAGCCATTTCACGATAACGAGAAATGAGTTCTACATCATTTTTTGATGTGCCGTCAAGATCAACATATGTACCATAATAAGCAGCTGAGGTAATGGTGAGTGCACCATCATCGTTTGCCGGCGGCGTAAAGGATTGCTCCACGGACTTGGTTTCTTCATCCTTGTTCCGAGCAATTGTAAAACCGAAAAGTGAGAATTTATTTGCCATAGTATTTTAATCCAATTCAAAAAAAACATAATGAGGAGAACCGGAGTTCTCCTCGTAGAATAATAAAATTAATTTGTTGTGTCAGCTTCCCACCATTGATATGCAAATGTTACTGCATATTCTTCAATAGTGTCGTTTGACGACCAATCTAAATCAATTGGTGCCAAATCAAGTGGATACAATCCAACAAATTTGTAAGTTTTCAAAGGTGTTCCAGTTTTTCCATACTGAGTAACTGTTGCATCTACCGTGTATGAAGAAGGACTTTGAGCACCCGGAGAACGAACATTACTTGAGTGGCTGTTAATCGAATTCATCCAAGATTCAATAGAGTTACGAATCGTGAAATCTTCATCATTGATAATTTGCAATGTCCAATCAGCAAAGGTTCTGTTACCTGCAAACTTTAGTTCACGACCAAAGTAATACACAGGAACTTGACCTATTGTTGAACCCGGCAACTGAGCGGCTTTGGCCATAAATGTTGCTTTTTGGCTAGAAGCTTGACCGTTGGCGGCAATTGTTGGAAAAGTTAAGGATACTTGAAATAGATTGGGACGGGCACCGTCACCAATCATATTCGCTCTAAATTCTGCTACATTGAATGCCATTTGTAATCTCCTATATCGTTGTATTATTTATTAGAATTTACCAACGACTTCAGTAAAGTCAACACCTGTTCTTACGGCAACAAAGTTTAACTGTATGAAATTGATAGAGCGAGCAGGCTTAACATAAATGTCGCCAACAAACTGGTTAGAACTAATAACTTGATCTGTATTATTTGTAGTATCACAAACAACACGGAAGTCATAGATACCACGGCGGCCTTGTATATCACGCAAGAATGGAGTTACTAATGCAACAAACTGAGCACGGGTAAATTCATCGTTAAATTCAAACAATGAGAACTTAGCAGCAGTAGCAATAGCTTTCTCTAATACAATAAACAACCTGCGAACGTTAATTCGATCAAAAGCTGAAGGTTTGGATTGTAGAGTTTTATCACCATACAATACGATACCTTGACCAGCAAACGATGTTACTGGATTAATACCTTTTGCATACAGAGTATCACGTTCAGTTTTGTTTGGATTCCATGCCAACTTAACAGCGTTCTTTAGATTACCACGGCTAAATCCAGCAGGAGAGAACCAAGGATCACGAACATTGTCGGTGTTAACACACAAACCAGCAATATCAGCATTCAATGGAATATAACGATATGTGTTGTTGTATTTGTCGAACATATACTTCCAACCACTATCAGCAACAGTATAGCTAGAAGAACGTGCTAAAGCAGTATTCCATGCTAAAATGTTACTTGCTTCGTTTCCATTTTGTGCAATAACGTTAGCTGAAGGAGGAGAAATGAAAGCAACGCAATCTTTTCTGGCTTCTGCCACATTATCAATAACATACTGTTGAACTGTTACACTTGCTTGGCCTGTAATAGCTAAAGAAACTTCAGATTCATCAGCATTTACGAATTGACCCCAAGCAGTTGAATAGTTAGCATCAGTAACAGCTGCATCAGTAC